ACTACACCTTCGGGGTTAACTGCCAAAGCTTCTTCACTAATATCTATTGCCTGAGCTAATTCTTTTGCATAGTCATTCCTGATTTTTTCTATCGCTTTAAGGTCTTCAAATTCTCTCATTCTTAAAGCTTCTGCATCTTCGCTATAAATTAATGCAGCTACATTTTCCTGAGAAAGCCTATTCTGTAATGCTACAGCTGCTTGAGCATCTCTCTGTGCTTGTGCTATTTGAAGTTGAGTTTGGTTAGAATCTTCAGATATTAATTGAGCTGATAAATTATTTTTAGTAGCAACATTAACAGCACTTTGCATTTGTATTCGAGCAACATCTGTTTGCGCATCAGATTGTATATTTGCTACTTGTGCTTTGGTTAAGTTTGTAGCAGCAGCTATTCTTTCTTGGATATCACCCTTAATTCTTTCTACTTCTCTTTGGTTTAATCCAGTAATTTCAGCTACTTCTTTAGCACTTCTAGTGTTTATCAAAGCTACTTGCTGTTGAGATAGCCCATTAATTTGAGCAACATCTCTGGATGCGTTAGCACTAACTTCTGCTATACGTTCATTAGACTGATTGCTTGCTTGCGCAATCATTTCAGAGCTTCTTAACTGAGCATTGTTAATTCTTTCGTTAGATTGCATTTGCATTTGGTCACTAGCAAATCCTAGTTGAGCTCTGTAGTCATCACTTCGAGCTTGCATTCCAGCTATATCTAAAGCGTTGTTTACTGCTGCTGTATCAAGGTCTAATCTTGCTTGTTCCAAACTTTCTTGCCTTCGTTGTGTTGCTTGTTCAAACGGCATACTTCTAGCTTGAGCATCGCCAAACTGTCTTACTAATTGTGCAGCAGGCGAGTTGCCTGTAGTGTCACTTATACCTAACCTAACTATGCTGTCTGGTAAACTTGCTGTTCCTCCCTCTTGAACTGTTCTTATTGCTTGCATTGCAGCATTAAAATCTTCTGGAGTTATTTGAGCACCCATAGTTAATTGAGTTTCAGCTGTTTCTTCTTGATCAGGTTGAGTTGCAGGAGCAGCAGTAAATGTTCTTTCTCGTGTATCTGCTTCTCTTAATGCTCTTTCAGCATCAGTTTCTCCAAAGATAGAAGGGGCAGGAGCAAACTCTCTTTGTGTAAATATACCTGCGTTTTGCAGTTTATTCATTACGTTATTTAATACATTAGGATCAAAAGAATTAAATTCAGCAGGAGTTACGCCTGCATTAAGAATTGCATTATTTTTCCTTACGTCTTCCATGTACATCATAAGAGATTGAGGTCCGCCTGGACCTTGACTCATCATTGCCTGTTCAAATGTACTAGGCTCTTGCATAAACTCTCTAAGTTGGAAATCTGTTCTTAAACCTAAATCTTGTCTTATATTTTGCCCTGCCTGTTGCCCGCTTTGAATTTGGCTAGAAGTTAATTGTCCTCCTGGGCTTTGAGTATATGCTGGCGCAAAGAAATCTTGTCCTGGGAAGTTCATTCCAAAATTACCCATTGGTCCTGGGACAGAATATCCACCTCCACCGCCTCGGCTTACACCTGGTTCAAATGGAACAGTTTGATCTGTGCCAGAAAATGGCATAGTAGGCGGAGTTTGCACATCATAAGTTGTAGGTAACTGTGGTGATTCCATTCGGTTGAAGTCATAAGTTGGTGCAGGTGCAAAATTCTGCATATCTGAAAAAATCATTCCAGGGCTAGAATACTGACTCATTTGTTGAGTAAAAGGAGTTATAGTTTGCCTAGCTCTATTAACATCAATGTTTTGTGTATTAGGTAAAGTAGCAACTGCATACGGGTTTGCCATACCATAGTATCTTCCAGTATCTTGAGAAAAATATGGAGTATTTGGACTTGAAGTATTTGTCCTCATCATTTCTTGGAAACTAGGATCAATCCCTACAACTTCAGTTCTTATTCTTCCAGGAGTAGTAGGAAAGTTTTTATTATATTCTTCCAAAGCTTTTTGTTCATCTTCTCCGTAAGAAGTTGTGTACTGAATCCTGCTACCTATAGCTCTTGTAGGGTCATCAGCATCAAACTGCTGATCTTCAATTAATATTTGATATGGTTTTAGTTCTGCCATTAGAATCTCCTAAAAGGTGTGTCATCCCTACCTGCATAGTAAGGCCTATTTGGTTCCCTTCTTACTCTAGTTGTTTTGTTTCTATTAGGATCAGGAACATTTAATCCGCCCATGCTGTCATTTATATTTTTAAAAGCATTTTCAATCATTTCAAAGTATTTAACAAAACCTGCTTCTATTGGTTTTAAACCTTTTATTGATTTTTTTGTTTCATCTCGGTATGCCATTATGCTCCTATATTACCAAGTCCTGGTGGGACTGGGCCTCCTGTAGTTGGTTGCGGACCTCTTCTTGGGCTAGCAAGTTGCTGTCCAATTTGATTTTGTTCTTCTATGCTACCAGGTATTACTGGTCTAACTGGACCAGTTCCTACACCTGATTGATTGCCCATTGCAAAGTTTCCTGCATTAGGTAACTGCATAGATCCTTGTGTATTCATTATATTCTGTGCCATTTGTGTTGGATCAAATCCTCCAGTTGCACCTTGTTGTGCAGCCTGAACTGCTTGCTGTAGAATCGGTAAACTTTGTGCAGCCAACATGCTAAACGCTTCTTGTATCTGCGGAAGGTTAAAGAAATCTTCAGCTATTCTATTACCCACAACTTCTAGTGGGTTAGATACACCAGCTTTACGAAGAGCTGTAGTCCAGTCCACAAACCCTGTTCTCCATGTATCTCTCCATAATGACAATTTTCGTTCTTGTTCTTCAGGACTTGTAGATGTTAAACGAACTGTGGAAACATAATGACCTCTAATATCGTTTGGTTTGATCTTGGCGTCTATTGCACCAGCCTCTGTGTTTCCAAATACGGTAACTGTGTCGCCAATAACATTCTCCACAATTCTAAGCACAATCTCGTTTGCTTCTTGCAAACCACGTTCAGTTGCATCAACTACAGCACCAAAGTTTAAACTGGCTATACCTGCTAAAACAGCAGTGTGATATCCAGATGCCGCACCTGTAGGCCTTTCACCTCTGGCTACAGCAGGAACTGTATTTGCTTCAATTGCTCTTTCAAGTGTACCCATCGCAGCAAGAATACTCTGTGGAGCTTCACTTACTGCTTGTGGTTCTACATCAACGTTAGGTGGTACGTAGTTACGTGCACCTGGTTCCTGTGAAAATTCTTGCATCACTTCTTCTGTCATACCACGTGGGCCTTTAAAGTTTAGAGATGACCATGCGTTCCTAGATACAATGTCTAAGTATTGCGAAGCTAATCTTGATTCTGCTCTAATCATTCCGAAGTTACCTGAGCCAATACCTCTGTACATGTGTTCAGGTTTGTGACCGATAGTTTTAATTCCTGTTTGCGGATGGAATACAATCCATGGGATTCTTCCGTATGCGTGCCTTCTAGGCTCCATAGCCCATCTGCCACCTGCCATATAACCTACGTGTGTAGATGTCCAAACTTCTTGGAAATCACATTTACCATCTTTCATTTCACCTTCAAAATCTGGGAAATGTGCCATTACCCATTCAGAATCTATTTCGGTGTTACGTATAATCCATCGTGGATGCGTGCTTGCTAAATCCCAAACACATTCCTGTGGATTTACAACTTCAGATATAATTGGAAACTTAAACTTTCGGGCTTCAGTAATTTCTTTTACGAGTCTTTCGTATTCTGCCATATCGCCACCTTCTTCTGGTGGTTCTGGCATTTCACCCCATTGGTGTCCTGCAAATTCAAACTTAACAAGAGATACACCATATAATCCTTGGTGTTTAACAATTTCACGTTTGACAGGAGTATTTTGTTCCAACATGTGATGTGCGCCATTCAAAAACTTTTCAATAAGCTCTGCTCTTGCAGTAGCTCTTGGGCCTGGTGGCGGAACATCAATGTCCATAAATCTTGGGGAAGCATGAGCAACGAGAGTATCAATGATGGAGTGAAAGGTACCTAAGTTTACTTTTGTACCCCCCAAGGGAACCGAGAAGTCAAACTCCCCCAAATAAAATTCATCTGCTTCTGCGCAGTTATCGTAAAATGTTGCAAAAAAATCAGCAGCTCCACCTCTTGAAAGCTGAGTTTTTACCCATGCTTCACTTAATGTAGGTTCATTTAAAGGTGGGGCAGATAACAAATCAACAGTTTCTTCATATGCCGATTCCATTTCGCCTGTATTTGCTCTATAGCTATTTACCATTAATCTAATGCGTCCATTAATATGGATTCTTGTTGCGTGCTAATCTCTACCACTTCTCGTAGTTCTTTTAGCTGTTTTGCCTTTCTTTGCCTTTTCATGCGGGCAATACGTCCTTCTGTATAAGATACACCATTATTGGTCAATGGTGCAACAGTTTTTATTGTAAATACTGGTTCGTAGTCTTCTTCCAGAGCTTCTGGAGGGTCGCATGCCATCAATGCAAGTACCTCGGCGTCCACCCAATCATCATGTGGACTATTAGGATGCCTAAAGCTGTAAGTCAAACCTTGCTGCTTTATTTCTATTGCATCTAATTCATTTTGCAGTTTTGTCCACTCAGGAGGAAAAGTAGTCGTTCCGTTTTGCAAAGCCACTGCATAATTGAGAAACAGTTGGTATTTAGTTTGGGGAGTAAACTTTTTACCTACAACTGGGACGCCTTGGTTTAAAAGTTCATCAAACAAAACGTCACCACCCATACCTGTAGAGTCCATCATTACTGCTTCAACATTCCACATTGCAAGTTCAGATATAAGAGTTTCTTTCTGCAACACCCAATCAGTTTTTAACATTTCAACGTAATGCACAGATTCACGTGTAATTCTGTTTTTAATAATTAAAACAGTGGGGTCAACCTGTTTTCCAAGGTCAAGGCCTGCCACATACTTGTGTCCTTCAATTGGTTTTGACAACTCTTTGCCAACTGCTGCATCTTCAATCTTTTTAAAGAATCCACCACCTACGTCTGGTTGCTTTGCCATTACCATACGTTCCCATATCCACTCTGCTGTAGTTTCTTTTTGTTTGCGTATGTTTTCTTTTTGCTGTTCTGTTAAATACATATTGTCAAAGCTAGTTGCCCTGACTGCGTAATTCTGTAGTGATGGGTTGTTTTCTGCATATTTAAACTGCCTAGAAAACCAATGTGATCTTGAGATAGGGGGTATACCTTCTGCAAAGATTCTACCCATACGACCTGGTGATTCAGTTACCCATTCTACCTTGTCCCAAGCTATTTGCTTGACGTCTTGAGATTCTGCTATGTGTAGAAAATCAAGACCCACAGTCTGTAATGTTTCAGGGTTGTCTGCGGATCGCAACTCCCAAAGCACACTCTTGCGGACAGTATCGGGTGCAAACACCCCGTTGGGCGTCCTTACTTCCAATTCTACATAATATTCATCTTCGTGCCAACAAGATCCACGACCACCTGCACGTGAATAATCTTTCCACATATACCTGGGTATGTATGCTTTCATCTCATTCCACACCTGACGCATCTGGGCTTTGGTCGGCGCAACAGTCCATATGTGTATGTCAGGTACAAGTGTGTCTGTTACATCGTTGCCGTTAACTATAAATTTAGTCTTGCTTGCTTCTAGGATAGTGGAGATAGCTTCTTGAATGGCTGCTCTACCTTTACCTGCCCTTCGTCCTGCCCATATCCATTTACGTTTTGCTTGATTACGGTGCATGTCCTCCTGCCAAGGAGAAGGGGTATACTTAGGCGTTTTCCTCAGTAACTCCTGCTTCGGCCTCAGACTTGTCTTCGTTCTCTTTCTTGGCATTTTCCTCTGGATTTATATCTCTAACAAATGGTTTTAATCCTTCTTCAACATCTTCCACCACAGATTCAGAATCTATTTTTTGTTCGTATTTGTCAAGTGCATGCTGTTTTTGACGCCTATATCTTTCGGTATCATACTCAATATTTGCAAACCATCCAGCAGAATCGACAATCTTGTGGTTTATTGGTGCTTGTCCGGCATTTGTTTCTAAGTTAATTATAGCAGACACACTCATCTCATTGGCATATTGCTCTACCAGGTTAGGGTGCTTTAGGTATTCTCCCGTAGTTGCACACTTCGGGTAGTGTCCGTTTTTGCGGATGAACTCCACAACCTTCGCAAAGCTAGGCCTCTTGTTAACCTTGATTATCAAATCAGCAGCATCCATGTTTACTTCTTCTGCAATTGACTCTAGATCACCATGTGTCGGCAGCAGGATAAGTATTTTCCTAAACAACCTAGGGTATGACTCCCAATGTGGCAGTGCATCAATCACACGCTTTCTTAAACCATCAGGTGTTAGGCCAGACAATCGTTTTGATGTCTTACCCTGTGGGATTAATCTCTTTGGTCTTTGTCTATACGGGTTATTATTATCAGCCATGTAGGGCATAATAACGCACAAACCCTGAACCCGTCAAGAGAGAAGAAACCCTTTCTTTTGGATATACGTAGTATATCTTTTCTTTAGGAAGTAGAGAGTAAGAGCTTAGAACTATAGTACTATCACACTACTCACGCACACACGTACCCCCCTATAGTCCCCCCATTCTAGGATAGAGAAAAAGTACTCAGCGCTGTGAGAACTACCATAGGTTCTACAAGGGGCGGTCATCGGCGTACGGCGCTAGTTCTAGTAATGAACAGGGCGGGTAGCATACACTCTATCACGCTTAGTGCTAGCCACAATCCTAGAGCATTGCGTCTGGCACTGCTGTTCCCACAGACGGCTTAAGAACCACATGACTAGGTTCTTAAGGATCTCCTAGCTATCTCTCTCCGATGGGCGAAGATTATCACAACCCTATGGGCAGTCAAGCAACTCACTCTCAGCCTTTCGCAAGGTGTTCGTGCCAGCCAGGTGCAAGTGCCCTGAGCTGGTGACTGGTGCTATGCACTTGTGATAAGAGCCCAGATTGGTAGAGAGATTTTCTCTATCAAAAGAAGTAAGTGAAAGGAACATTATGACTTACGAAGAAACAACTAACACACTATACAGACAAGGTTTTCAGCCTAAGAATACATTGAAAGACTTGGTTGGCGACAGGGCATCTAGCCTAATCGCACCTACTTTACAAAATGTAGATACTGGGCTGAAGTCCACGTCTAAACCAAGGGGTGAAGAACTCACTAGGATAACTAATCCGCAAAATGCGTATCTTCAGCCGTTGGCAAATCCAGTGGAACTTGTCTGTGAAGCAACAAGTGAGAAGCTTGGCGAAGTTACTAAAGTAGTAGCCAAGGCTGTAATTCTCATTAAAGACCAAGACACAGGCAAGTTACACGTTGCCAGTGCAAGATACACAGGCGTTGACAAACAAGCCAAGACTGTCTTTAAGAAAGCAGAACATGGAATTCAGAACTTTACGAATTACATGGGCTTTCATAAGTCACCTTTGCTTTGGAGTCTTGGCGCTGAGTTTGTCATGCCCGAAATCCAACAACAGGAAGTTGGTAACTAATGGTGGATCGCAAGAAACACTGGAGATTGCTGACTGTTGCATGGTTTGGCATTGCGTCAACCAGAAAATGGTTAGCAGAGAATAAAGAAAGGATCGACAAATGCCTGTAGATTGGACTTGGTTAGATGATTTGGAGTTTTTAGTTGAAGACTTCATGTCTGGCGAACTTATGTAAGCCAGCTAGGGGGTATGCCCGAAAGGGTGTATCCCCTAATTTTTTGATCCTTTTTTCCTAGGGGTTCTACCCCTAGGTAACCCCAGTCCTAGCACTTTAGTGCTAGGAAATCTAAAAAGTAGACTGGTCTACTTTTTTGCCCCTTGTAGAACCATGCGTGAATCTTTGATTCGCGATGGAGCCTGGGGCTGGCATACACGAATAAAGACAACGACAGGACTGTTCATGATTTACACGAACTGATAAACATCAGGTTGATGAGTAACACTTAGTGAAGAACTTAACCACATCCCGTTAATGTTGTAATGCTGCTCTACGAAAACCCAGGGGCAGTTAAGGGAAGTTCAAGGGAAGTTCAATTACACAATAACATGAAAATGCAGGCGCACATATAAGTATTATCTCTTTTATAAAAGTTCTTTAGAGAAACTGAAAGAACTTTTAAAAAGAGATAAAGGAAAGGAACACTCATGGAACAGCCTACTAGACCAACTCATGTCAACATTGACGGAGTTCTACACAAACTGGTTAGTGTGTCTGATTACAACAAGATGCAAACAGATCGTATCAAGTTGCAATTAGAGTACGACACTCATCAGCAAGACATTCGTGACAACATTGACTTATGTCGTGTTATCACTGGTGATGACAAGTCGCCATACTTTGGCAAGGCTACTGAAACTATGCGTTGGGATAACGTACAAGACCCAGTAGAATACGCCGACACTTACTTAAAACCATACACAATAGTTCAGGAGGACTAATGAACACAAGAAACATACGTTACGACTTACCAATGAACGAGCCAATCGTTGTAGGTACTGACGACATTATCGTGGCTGGTAATGTTGTGGGTAGAGAAGACATTATCGCAGTACCTAACGACAAGTACACAAGTGACATGGAAGAACTTGCTTTGCTTCGCAAAGAGAAAGACGCATGTCAGTCTGCAATCAGGGACATGGCTGATGACGACCAAGACGTTAGCATGTTTACGGAAGATGTTTGGTTTCCCGATGATGTTGACGTAAACTGGCAACCAGACGACAAAGACATAGAAAGTGTATGGTACGAATAATGAGTAACACAATAGACAATTACGCAAAGTTTAGAGGGACACAGCAAGAAATACACAACATCATAGCGTTCTTGATACAGAACGAAATTCCGTATTTAACGGGAAGTGTACTTGTGGGTGTAGACTCTAGCAACCATTTTGGTAAAGTGGTTCACGACTTAACTCTAAGGTTTGACACGGAAAACACTCCTGCTGACCTTCTCATGCGAGCTATCACGGATCTCTTTCCTGAGATTACACTCCAAGGGTGGTTTGCGTTTGATGGTGAGATGACCGAGTGGGCAGACGAGTTGGACTTATGAAGGGGGACTTATGACAGTATATAGTAGTGGCGGTTGTGTTAGGGGGCCAGAAGGCGAAGACAAGTATGGCAATATTATAAGACACAACTACGATCCTGATAATACTGATGTGGAGATTTGTGTGATATGCTGTGAGATTATTCATGGTTATGGTCACAATCCGTATCCACTAGCAAATTTCGGGAAGTGCTGCACGAATTGTAGCGCAAAAGTTCTGAAGTCTAGGCTTCAGAAGAAATGGGGTGCTGGACGTTAGGTTCCTTTCTACCAGCACCCTTGCAACTAACAGACGCCCAGCCTTGTGCTGGGCGTTTTTATTTATTGGGAGAACAGCATGTTATTGTGCAACCATAACGCCTGCACAACCAAGGAGGGCTTATGGCATCTGGAATAGGGTGTAGATCCACACCGTACAATACCCTGTTCTCCCATTTATTTATCGGGGAGTGAGCAGTATGTTGATATGTGGCGTATCTTTGGTGTCAAACCCGAAAGGGACTCACCATCTTAACAGGCGGCGTTTGCTAGTCGTCATGGAGAAGACATATCCCCTTGCTCCCCACTAAACAACACAGAAAGGAGGCGTTATGCCTTACATACCAATGACTGAGCCCGAGAAACGTGCAATAGTCAAGCAAAAACTAGAGAAGTTGAACATACCAGTAGACAATGATGACACGTGGTTAGATGTTCAGATACTAGCAAAACAAAATGGCTTGGATATTACGCAGTTACTTAAGCCAGTTGTACCTGACCACATGATGATGGACAAGAATAGCCAAATCAATCATGAGGTTCCTAAGCCTATCGAAGATAAAGACGTGGCTAAGGTACCTGAGCAACCTAAAAAGGTCGCTATGGGCTTTCAGCAAGACTCTGAAGCAAAGCAAGATACTACTTCAGAAACAGGCTATTCATTATAAACAATTTGTGATAAACTTCACAAGAGAGAGAGAAACAATGGCAACTATTGGAGAACATCTGCATCACGTTGCAAGCAAGGCTAACGAGGCCCTGGAACGTGTAGAAGCAGAACCATTAAACGTAGCAGACTACATTGAAAGCAATGAATGGAAGTCTATACGAGAATACATTAAAAAAATTGCAAACAGAATAAATGACTAAAGGGGGAACTTATGTCACATATTAAATTCAATCCTGTAAGCGAAAGAAAACACGTAAACAGGTTCACCCAAGATGGTGAGAACATTATCAAATGGCTTGGCATGGCTAAGCCTTACCTATCAATACTCATGGGTCCAGCTGGTTGTGGTAAGACGCAAGCAGTTGAGGAGTATATCAGACGTAACAATCTGACAGCAGAGCACGTAGCCTGCCACCCAGGACTTGAGGCAAACGACATTACAGGTGGTTATGTTCCAAGAGTTGGTCCAGACGGACAGCCACAAATACAATGGGTTGATGGCCCTTACACAAGAGCAGCTAAAGAAGGTCGTGTGATGTTACTTGATGAGATTACAAGACTAAACCAGCAACACGTTGGTAAGCTTATGAGTTCGCTTGACGAAACAAGACTGCTTACAAACCCAGAGTCTGGTGAAGAAACAATCAAAATCAGCAAAGGCTTTCACGTGATTGCTACAGCAAACCCACCGGCAACTGGTTACAACACTGTTAACCTTGATGAAGCGTTGAAGTCAAGAGCAATGATTTACAAATTCATTGACAAGCCATTGTGTGATGAGAGAGCAACTCTTACAGACATACTTGGTGGTGATCAAGCATACGTAGATGCGTTCATGAAGTGGGCAGAAGACTTGAGATCAGATGCAAGTACAGCAATATCCACAAGAGATTTGTGTTACCTAGCCAAGATGGTTGGTAGGGGCTTTACTGCAATGGAAGCGATTGAATTAAATTACAAGGACAAAGTGTCTGACGACAAGAAAGGTGTCGTACTTACTGGTGCATCAGCACACTTTGAGAACTAGGGGGTTCTATGCCAAACAACTTTCTTAAGAAAAGATACAAAAGTCCAAATGATTTGCGTAGAGATCACAGAAACTTTACGAGCCATTTGGCAAAAGACATGCAAGTGTCATTCAACAACTTTGATGCTGACACAACCCTTGATACTGTAACTGGTATTAAAGTAGATTGGCGACATAATCTTGAAATCATCAGACCAAAAGGTCGTTTGACATTCAACTCAAACCTGTTGGCTGCTGGTCAGGTTAAGTTTTCCAATCACAGATTGTCAAGAAATGTGCGTCAAAACTTAGTCAAAAGACTTATAGAAAAGCACGACAGTGAGCCATACGTTCATGACAGAATGAATGGTAAAGAATACATGGCTTATGATCAGGCTTGTCAAATCTATGATGCTGTGTACAACATCTTAGAAAACTATCGTACAGCTAAGAAATCGGCTGGGCATTTTGGTAGACCAAAGATGTTGAAAGATCACATCAAAGACGTAACTGCATCAAAGACAGACTGTTGGGAAACTGAGATTCAATACCATGAGCATGATGAAACTCGTGAAAAATACCCATCACAAAAGTGGGACGTTAATTACAACATTTCGTGGTCTGAGCTTCGTAAGTGGATTTATGAGATCATTGGAGAGAGTGAGATCAAAGATCCGTTGGTGCAAAACATTGTGCACAAGCACAGCCAGTTGCTTAGAAACGCAAGCAGATCTACAAACAACACTTCACCAATACATGCAGCACTAACTGTTGCGTTGGACTTTGAGTCTAGTGTTCAAGACGATCTGGCAAATGGCCCTACGCAAAGTCCTAACATTGAAGAAGAAGAAAACTTTGATTCAAACTATCCAACATACAATGGCACGTTGCCACCTAGTGAAGCAAAGGACGTAGAAGAAGATGCACAAGCTATCATAGAAAATGGTGTTGATGATCACTTGAAAGAAGTGAACCAGCAATTCAAAGAGCAAGGTCTTCCAGAGCAATCTGTTGATCTTGACGATGATCAAGACTTTGACAGATTGAGAGCTATGCAAGAAACCTACGACAACATGAAAAGACTTGACGTAAAGTGTACTGGCAGTCTTCAAAAGCCTGAAGGCACATTTCAAATGGCTACAAATAGCAACCTTGAAGGTGTTCAGCTTGACGAAGCCTTAGACAGAAACAACACAAGACTTGGCTCTAATGGTTTCAGGTTGTCAAGAAAATCTTGGCGATTGCCTTTTCTTGGAGATACAGACGTATTTCACAAGCACCCAGCAACATCAGCTGAGATTATTACAATCATTGATGGCTCTGGTTCAATGGGTAGGGTCTTCCCTAAAACAGGACCAAGGGCTAAGCCTGACTACTACAGGGATCGTATTTTCCCAATGGAGCAAGCGGCAGAGATGGCACTTGCAATCAAGAAAAGATTTCCTGATTCTCATGCGTACATCTTTGGTGATCCATCAGGAGAAAGGTCTAAGTATGAGATTGCAGGCTTATATCCAATTGATGGCGATACATTTCCAGAGTTTCCAGCTAGTGGTACGCCATTGTGTGGTGCACTTAAAACCTTGGAAAAGATACACAACCTAGATTCAGCAAGAATTATCATTGGCACAGATGGTGATGCTAACTGGTGTATGGGGGAAGACGCATACGAGTGTGTTCATTCTGTGCTTGACAGCTGGAGAAACAAAGGTATCAGGGTTGCAACGTTGTACACTCCGTTCTATCCAAGTGAAGGCAAAGTGCCTGGTTCGTTGCATGGTGACATCACTGTTACGCTAGATCCTGATAGACCAATTACAAATCAAGACATCAAAGATGTCTTTAGTTTCATAGGGGGATAATATGAAATACAATGAATATTCGCCAAGAGTAAGAAAGTATCTCACTTGGTCTTTAGAATACGCCATTATGCGTAGAATTAACGACATGTTCAAGAAGCATCAAAAGGTGCCAACTCACATGGTTATGGCTGGCAATGTCACGAAAGCTAGCCCTGAAGCAATTAATGAGTTCAAACAAACAGGTAGAGATGCACTCAATATAATGCCCAAAGCTATTAGGGACAGCATCAATATTGATGAAGCGTGGCAAAGTGTACCTGTGCCAATTGTTACGCCATTGCCAAATGTAGATGATGACAAAAAAATGTATAGTTTCATGGAATATGCACTTAATCAGTCAGAAGCGTTGATGTACATATACGTTACAGAAGCTGTTGGTGTACCAGAAAGCGTTCTAAATCAGAACGAAAAGCTTTTTGCGTCAAAGCCTAGTGATGCACACCCTGACAACATCAGCAACTATGTTGTCTTGAGCATAATGGCTAACAAATTAAAGCCAAAATTAGTTGCAGCTAAAGTTACACGAAACATAATCAATCGTGAAGGTGAGTATGGTCGCAAGCTTGGTAGTTGGAAGCAACACCACAATGCAAAACTATTCACATCAAACTTACCAACATCAAAACACTTACAACCAGACTGGAGGAACAATGTCAGGTAAAGCTAAATACTGTGAAGAATGTAAAGGATATGGTGGTCTTTATGTTCAAGTAATCAAAAGATATGGTGATGATCGGATCAAAGAAAGACACCCCGACAAACCAGCAAAAGAACCATGTGAACCTTGTAAAGGTACAGGTATGCTGTCTGTAACTACAGACAAAGTGCCAGTCTTTGACGTAGACGAAAGAGCTACTGCAAAGATGCGAACTCAAAACAATGAAGTGCAGAGTGGGGAAATACACTACTCACCAGAAGAAGATCCTGGTGCTGACGTAGACGTACCATCTGAAGCACCCGAACCAACAGAAGATGATCTTGCAGACGAAATGGAAGAAATCCTAGCAGATCAGCAAGCAACAGAAGACGAAATGGTTGGGGAAGTAGTTGACGAAGACGATCCAGTTGTCTTTGAAGAAACTAGGATTGAAGACGAGGAGATGCCATTATGATGCAAGAAGATTACATCAGGGACATCTTGTGGTACAAATCTCTAGCTAAGCAAGCAACAGCTAAAGCAAAGCAAATGGAGATTGAATTACGCAAAGAGTTCAGTGAAATTGGGCTAGACGCTACAGAAGTAGGCCCATACAAACTAACACTCAGTCATCAGTCAGTTGACTGGGATCCTGATATCATAGATACTATCAAAACAATCAATGGTGTCAGTGATGGTGACAAAGATAAATTGTTCATGCCAATTAAACGTAAAGCTAATGGCGTTCATCTCAACTCTATTGCCAAAAAGTATGGCAGAACAGTTGCAGAAAGAATAGACATGGCTAGAAAAGAAACTGGCGAAACGTTCAAGATATCAACTGACAGAACAGAAAACAATCTTATCGATAATGCTGCTGCTGAATTTTTACAGCAAGCAGACGATGAAGAACAACAAGAACAGGGGGACAATCTATGAGCAACATAGACAAATATGACGACTTAAAAGCAATCGCAAAAGACTTTCATGCGTCTGGCTTTTTTGCGTCAATCAAAAATCCACAACAAGCGTTGGTAACAATCATGGCTGGACGTGAGCTAGGCATGGGGCCATTCGAGGCAATGAGTAACATCTATGTCATACAAGGCAGACCAGCGTATTACGCACATAAATATGGCGATATGATCAAGAGATCAGGTAAATATGATTTCAAGGTCTTAACTCTTACAGACACAGAGTGTGTCATTCAGTTTTTACAAGATGGGAAAATCATTGGGAAATCAGAATTTACGATGGAAGACGCTAAAAAAGCAGGGCTTGGGGGTACAAGCTGGACTAAGTATCCACGTAACATGTTGTACTCTAGAGCAATCAGCAATGGTGCTAAGTGGTACTGTCCTGATGCTTTCAATGGTGCTGCGTACACACCTGAAGAACTTGGTGCTGAAGTTGAGGTAGACGAACATGGCACAGAAACAGTGATATCTATACCTAGGGAAGATGTCGTAGTTCAAGATGCACCGACTCCTAATGATACGGAGCAAAGGGCAGAAACAAGTTCATCTTCCCCAGAAGTTGCTGAAGATGTACAGGAAGAACGTTCTGAAGGGGGCGTACAGCTAGAGATTGACGAAACGTTGTCACGACCTGGCGTTACTGTTACGAAAGCAGCTGACTTTGAGATAGGTCAGTTCTCAGAAAGAGCATCACAAAAAGGTGATCCAATGGGTTCAATATCTATCATAAGCACATACACGCTACCAGCTGGTGTAACTCAATATTGGGACGAATTTACTGTGAGCCCTTTTACTATGCAAGATAAACTTGAATTGTACAGGGGACTTCAAGCTGGCGATAAGATAACTGCAAAGCTTATCTTTGAGAGCAAAGGTCCTAAGCAAAATTACCAGAACATAGACGTGGTAATGAAGCACCCATCTGATGACGATAAGTCAGAAGATGAACAACCTTGGTAAATTCCGTATCTGTTCTGCTGCATGTTCACGTGGGGTGCCATGCAGTAGAACTAGAACTTATACAAAAAGAACTAGAACAAAGGAACAATATGAACTATAGAACTAAACTGTACAAATCCATATACGAAGAAGTTTGCGATGAAGCTGACGCTATAGACTGGGGTGATGCAACATACGGCGACAAAGTAGCATGGATTTCACAAGAAACAAGACGCAGACATGAACAGCGTTACAACAGACCAGATACTCCAGACATAGATTCAATCCAACTTAATAACTTTGAGAACAGGAGAGCATGATGAAATACGCAACACGAGAAGAAAAGATAGAAAAGATACTCCAGTATTGGGAAGAAGGTTGGTACTCTGGCAAACTTCAAGACGCTTTTGATGAACTCAAAGGACTTCACACAGGCCAAGAGTTTCCACTCACACAATGGAATGACGAAGAAATAGGTTGGGAATACGAAGAAGCAGAAAGGTTTTTCAATGAGTGATTTTAAACCACTGTTTGACAAAGCTGATCCACGTGAACACCCTAACAGGGATTTCTCTCAACCAGTTTTGCCCGACAGAACAACAAAACAAGACCAATTCATAAAAGACGATAGCATTAGGATACGTGATAAATTTCCTGGTCATCGTATGCCACTATCATCTCCATGCTTTTGCGATGGTATGCTGTGGGTAATGCCCACAATAGATGGCAAGGTCTTTGGTGTAGGACACCCTGACTTCGGTAAAGCCATAGCTTGCAGCTGTTACGCAGCAGAGAGCCAAGGCAAGAAACGTCAGTATCTCTGGTCTATGTCTGGTCTTAGTCAGACAGACTACATACCAAAACTAGCAGATTACAATGAAAACTTGTCGCAAGACGCTGGACACGCTAAGAACAGTGTGATTGAGTGGATTGAAGACAAGACAAACCCATGGCTAATACTTGTAGGGCCACCTGGTCTTGGCAAGACACACTTGTCAAAAGCAGCAACTGCCAACTTAATCGGGCTTGGAAAGCCTGTTATGTTTGCAACAGTAAGAGATGTGCTCAACAAGAGTCGTAGCTGGATTACGAGTAAGCAAAGCGATAAATGGGTTGAATATCTTGCAAGTTTAGAGAATATCCAGTATCTTGTGTTAGATGACTTAGGACAAGAATACTCCACCGACTGGAGTAGACAAGTCTTGTTCGACATTATTGACACACGATATGAAAGCAGAAGACCCACACTTATCACAACAAACATTCAATCATCTGAATGGAATGACTACCTTGGCAAAGCATGTGCTGACAGATTGCAGGACTATAATCTTAGCCTTCAAGTAGTTATGCGTGGTAAGAGTGTACGTCAAAAGCTAAACAGAGATGGATAGATCAACTTGGAAAAAATGGGAACGCAAGGTTGCTGAATGGTTTGGTGGCGATAAGGTTAATGCAAAAAGAATACCTGTTACAGGTAGAAACTCAGGCGATGTGCCTGACGTTGAAACAATCAAGTTTGCAATTGAAGTTAAAGCTGGCAAAGTAGTTAGTTCAAGGACGCTAAAGGCTGTAGAACAAGCTAAAAAAGCTGGGGCAACAACAAGAAAAATACCTGTTGTTGTACAAGTACACAAGCTTAACAATAGTAAAGCTATACCATTAGTTACCCTTGACCTTGCTACGTTCCTAAAAATTACAGAACCAATACGCAAAGAAGAAAAGCGTATAAAATTAAGTTTGGACAACTCTAAAGGGTTGAGTATTTAACATTCCAAAAAGCATAAAATAAAACTGTCCTACAACAGTTGCGAAGCATTCCAAAAAGATTTACAATGGGAATGTTCATATTTGATCCCTTAGATCAAAGTTACTAAATAACAGGGACACACGATAAACGTTTTTCCTCCAAGAAAAATAATTGTGTGTCCCTTTTTTTATATCCTGAAATCAAATTGATAGAAACTCTTACGATCCCTAGTCCCCTCACCACAATCAGGACACAGCTCTACGCTATCCTCATATCCTGATATAACCTCAAAAGTATCTGTATCGCAGTCAGGGTTATTGCACAAAAATTCATACAATGGCATTAGTCTGGCTTCCTTGTTACTTCTCCCATAAGCACTTCAACGTTACCATTTACTGCCCAATTAGCTGACGCAACTGTACTAGATACTGTCAACGCCTTAGTAACCAAGCTATTATCTCCACCCACCCTGTTAAAAGTTATCTCTATTTCACCCACGTCCAGCTTCTTCAAATCGCATGATCCACCACTAGAAACTATGTTAGTAAGGTTTAGCTCGTTTACGTATGTCTTAGAAGAACTCATGGAATCTAGTGGTGAAATGTGTATTCGGTCATACAACCCACCTTCTGTCTGTAATAGGTCTGACATATAGTAACCACCCGAAACTCGCAAGTTTGGTATCGTAGAAGACGCTGTTTGGTACACAGAAAGTCCATCGGCCTGATTATCTTTTATTGTAATCTTGTTTGCGTTAATGTTTTCTAAATTCAAAGTCTTGCAACTATTCCTGCTAAATATAAGCTTACCTATCTCTATCCTAGTATTATTACCATCAATCAATATAGCTTCAGTTTTACCTGTGGGTAACGCCGAAGCTTGACCATTAGATGCGTAGGACGTACCTACGTTTACATCTGATATAGTAATTGTTTCAACTGGGGTATCGTTCAATAAAACTCTTAACGTATTAGTTGTAACTTCATTCTTAAACTGTTCTTCTAGTTCAGAGTTAGGTATTTCAGATGGAGCTAGGTATACTCCTGCGTCACGATTGCTAAAAGATCTCTCAGCTAATATAGTTTCATTTACAACTACACCAGTACCTACAGTAGAACCTACAGCTAAGAAGCTCATCGCCATCTGTGGACTAAAGCCCAGCTTCAGAAGAAAACTGTACGGGCTTGATACAACCTGAAAAAATCTGTGCCACTTCTTACTTTCTTGATCAAGATAATCAATCTTTGCAAATATATAATCACGTATTATGACACCTTTTTTATAGGCCTGGATAGATAACAGTAGCGGAGATTTAACAACGAGAACAATCATTCTTTTAAATGCACGTAATATTTCATACGCAAAGTTAGCTGCGCCTTTAACTACTGCAAAGGGGATTCCTAGTATTTTTTTAATTATTCTTAATATTTTTTTCATTTTGAGTATACTTCTCCAATTACAATTATACCCGCTAAACACAAACCAAGTAAAACGCCTGACGCTACAAGGCCTCTTTTAGCTTTGTTCCTATTCACTTTCCAGGACCTTCATGCCTAGAGCTATGATTCCCCCTACACAGCCAGTAGCTATCTCGTTGTATTCATTAACAATACCTATGCAAGATAGTATACCTAAGACAATGATTGCCAAAAATATTTGTGGTCTTAGTTTTCCCATAAACTTCATTTCTTTTTCTTCTTCTTGTGTCTAGCTGCAAAGTTCCTGGCTGCTTCTTTGCTGCCAAATCCCCATGCTTTTAACGCTAGTTTTAATCTTGTTGGTCTGCCTTTCTTGTCTTTTAAAGGCCCTGCCATTCCACCAAATCGTGCAGCAAAGCTTACACGTCTAGGACTTGTGCCTGACTTTAATGGTCTTTTAAGGTTAGATCCTTCTGTACGCTTAAAGTATGCACGTCCTGCCGCATTTAACCCTCCTTTAGGGTTCTGGTATTTCTTTTTAGGCATTTCTTACCGCCTTTCTTACTTTTTTAGAATACTTAGCACGACTGCCTACACCACCAGCTTTACGTTTTTTACGATTGCTTGCAGCTTTTTCTGATGCAGTCATTCTGTCACGTACAGATTTAGGTAAATACCTTCCACGTTTACGTTTAGGTTTCTTTTCATCACCCTTAGTAACGTAACCCCATTTCTGTTTTCCCCATTTAGTTAATGATCTTTGTGACTTAGCTTTGGCCATTATCTGTAGCCTCCACCAGCTTTCTTGTATGCACGAGCAAGCATCTGAGCTTTTCGTGCAGACCATTTGCCGGCAGCTCCACCTTTACTTCCTGCTTTAATACGTTGAAATATACGTTTTCTCATAGCAGGTTTAGTGTAGTTACCAGCTTCATTAACCCGTGATTTAGTTTTCTTTTTAGTTGTTTTTTTTCTACTTGCCATTACCTTTTAATATTCCTAGCCCATTTTTACCTGCAAGTGTCAACCACTCTTGTGGTGTCACTTTGCCATCTTCAAGTATATCTGCGAATAAATTTCCTATTCTTACAAGTTCTTCTTTTTCGTCTACGTTTTTAAGTGTAGCCAAAAAAAACTTAACAATATTCTTGTATGGTTGTGGCATTAAAGGTAGTAGTGATGTAAATAGTTTCATGGCTCCTCCTGATTTACTCTACTTTCTTTTCTTCTTTTTGCCCGAAGACTTTTTTATCTTTATCTTCGGTTTTTTGTACTTGTACGCTTTTCCCATTGGCATGGTTAGCTCCTTTTTGTATCTGTCTGTTTAAGTCTAAAACAAGTAGTTCTAGCTCTGCTATTCTTTGATTCCGACCTTGTATCAAAGTTAATAAATCTGCTTTAGTTTGTTCTTCTGATGGCATTACTCCTCCTGATCTGCATCATAATCTTCTTGGGTTAAGTATACCTTAATATTCTTTCCGCCCAAACTGTTTACTGTATTAAGTTGTTCTGTTAATACTGTCCAACCATCAGTATCATCATATTTAGTAAATCCGCCAAACCATGTATGTATTGCTGGAACATCATGAATAACTTCGTGAGTTGTAGTATTTATATCACCTACAGTAAGAAGTCTTGCGCCACTTTTCAATGAAATAGTTGCATGGGTACTTGTAAGATTAATATTGTTTATATCAACAAGATTAGTAAAGTAATAAGTTACTACCTTGTTATCTTTTCTTCGTATAATACTGGCCATATTAAGGACTTCCTGTTGTTCCTGGTTCTAATGGTTTAAGCATCCATTGGTCATTAAATCCACCATCCATTGTTATCATTCCCATAAGACCTTCTGGTCTTTCGTTTATATTAGTTTCGCCATAAGCACCCATTGTCAACCACTTTGTACCATTGTAAGCTGCACCATATCCTGGAGGGCGATAAGTGTGACTTAAAACAATAACTCCACCTTCAAGAGAACCTGTATAGCCTAGCTGTATATCTTCTGCTCTTTGTTGAGCATCTGCTGCTGCTCTAGTTGCGTTCCATTCTAATATAACACCTTTTGCCCTAGCATCGTAAGAACCTGAAATAGCAGCATCGTCATTATCAACAAAAAGAACAACCATACGACCTCTGCCTTTTACATAGTGTATTGATGCTCCACCATGGTCTGACTGATTATCACCAGGTGCTTGCATGTAATACCATAAGTTTTGTACATCATCGTTGTATCCACTACCTGATACTTTAGAGTATCCTGAACTATCATTGCCAGTTAGTTTAAAATATCGTATTGCTGTAGTGTCATTACTACCCTGCTGATGAAATATACAGGTTGATTCTGGGTAATATTGTGCCATAACACCTTCAAAACCACCTTCAACATTAGTAGGAAGTCTGTAATGACTTATCTCACTATCTAAGCTTAAAGCCACTCTATCAGAAATACTACTTGTGCCAGTATGTTTTACAACTCTTATCTTACCTGAACTTGATGAATCGTTATACATAAGCACAGTTCTTTCAATATTGCCATCATAAACTGGAAAAGACATTCTATCATCATAGTCATCAAATTCTACAGCAGTACCTGCCGTTAGACTACCATTACTATTTAAATAGAATGCTTTAACATATTTTTTATTATCACCATCTTGGTTCATTGTCCACATATAAACATCGTATGCTTCGTTATAACTCATAAAACTTGAACAAACCTGTCTAATATTACCTGAAGTGCCATCAGCAACTTTTACATTAATTATAGTACTATCGCTACTATCAGTTTCTGTAAAATCACCTGAAGCAAAATCATAAGGGTTTGTAGAACTTTGTTTTGCACCAACATTAACACTGCCTATCCATGGTTGATAATAAGAACCAGTCCACGCTTCAAACCCAAGTACACATCTTGTTTTAGAAGCATCATAAAGAACCATGTTAAAAATAGTAACGCCTCCACTATGAAATACATAATCAGAGCCTTGATAAACTGTAGTTCCATTCCAAATCATGCACCTTATTGTGCCATAATCACTATTACCATCATCACCCCATGCTACTATATGTTGGTCTGTACTAGGATCGTATGTTGTAAAAGTTCCAAAACCTCTTTCATCATCAAATACTCTTGCTGCTGTAGTTTCAGAACCTATTTCGTTTAAAGAGTAAGATGCTGAAAACGACTGCACTAAATCTAATCCGTTAATATGGTTTATGCTTCCACCTGCAACACCATTTACTTTTTCTATGCTGCCAAAAGCTACTTTATTAAATTCTGCAATTTCATTTCCCATTATGCGTGCTCTATTACATCTAAGCTAGGCATTACTAAAAACGTGCCATCTCCTACACCTATACCTAACACTTGTATTAAATCTCCAGCATCACTTGGTCTAGTTTTTGTAACTGCTCCTGCTGATTCCCCTACATATACTGGTTTACCTTCATCAATAGTTTCATCGTCATTTCTCCATATACCATGTATTAATACATAACAATCATCACCAGCACTACCTGCTGTGTTTGTTGCTATTCCTATTGCTGGGTCTGTTGTGCTGCCATTTGCTGCGTTTGCTCGTGTTACCTGACCACTTGAGTTAACGCACACAGCATCACCTAAAGTTACTGAACCTGCACTATCAAACCCAACTACTGTACCGTAACCAGTTTGATTAGATGCTGGCTCTGCTGTAGCCATTCGTGAACCACCAAGTCTTAATTGTTTAGCATCTGCAAGTGATATTGTGCCTGAAGGAGTTAAATCTCCTGTTACTGTTAATGTACTGCCATCAAACGTAAGGTTAGATTCAGATGTAACAGTTCCATCCCCATCATCTGTAAGCAATTGGTTGTTTGAACCACTAACACCTGCTCCGTGCAAATCAGTTACGTTATTTGCGTGTATTGTAGCTGTACCACTAATATCGCTAGACCAGTCGTAATGTTCTGCCGCAACAAAGTTACTTGCCGCATCGTGGTCTACTGTAAACGTAAGGTCGTATGGATCAGCATCAGTTCCATTATCTGTATCAGTCCAATCAATATCAATACCAGCACCTTCAACAAATTTAATTTCTTTGTTTTCAGTAATTGTTACTTCTGTTCCATCACCATCTTCTATTACAAACCCATCACCCATATCTACTGTGTCGGTGCTTGATGCTGCTATTGTTATTGTTCCATCGGCATTTGTTATTGTTATGTTGCTACCTTCTGTTAGTGTTGATACTGCTGGCCCACTTGTACCACCAATAAGTAACTGTCCGTTGGTAGACATTGCTGCTGCTGAAACTGTGTCTGTACCAGAATCTTGTGTAATTAGTACAGCTTTATCTGCTAAAGATGTTGCGTTTGTACCACCTTTACTTACTGGAACTGTGTCACTAAGAGTAGAACCTGCTGCTGTTACAGTTATTGCTGCTGAACCATCAAAGTCAACACCATTAATTGCTCTAGCTGTTGCAAGTATTGTTGCTGATGCAGCATTACCAGTTAAAATCTTGGTTGACAAAGTGTCTAGTCCTACTCTTTTAAGGACTCCACCATCTGAATATAATAGTTCGTCTGCATCTGCTAACCCTGATGATATTTCAGTTTGACCTGAAATAATATTGTCGTTTAACATTCCTGATTCAACTGCATCTGCCTGTATTGTTGCAGAGCCAGTTACATTGCCTGCACCTGTAAATGATGCAGATGTCCATACGACATCACCTGTCATACCGATAGTTCTTCCTGTAGCCAAAGCTGTTGCTGTATCTGCGTTACCTGTAAGAGGGCCTGCAAAAGCATCTGCTGTTACTGTACCATCAAAATAAGCATCTTTAAATTCAAGTGAACTTGTACCCAAATCTATTTGGTTGTTAGTTGCAGGATATAATGCACTAGCAGTTAATGTTAATCTATTTGCGTTGTCTACTTTAAAATCAATTTCATTAGCAGTACCAAAGTCTATAGCAGTTTGTGAGTCTTCACCTACTCTTAAATCAGTAGCAAATATATCTGCTGTCCATTCTGGAGCTGTAGCACCAGAGTTTACTGCTAGAACTTTACCTGCTGTGCCTATACCTAGTCTTGATAACTGTGTTGTTGAACTTGCGTATACAAGATCACCTGCTGCCTGGGAGTCCAGTATGTGTCCCCCAACAGCTTCGTATTCACTCTGGGTCATCTGAGTGCCTACTGTTTTATGTTTAAATTCGTTTGCCATTATGTGGTCTTCACCTCCGTAAGCTCTAAGATCAATCTCCTAGTTTGGTCAAGTTGTACATTTCTTGTTGATTGTACACGGGATTTGATTAACTCATCCCTATATCGCATACTAACGTAATGACTTGAGCCATCAAGGTCAGTATAAAGTATAAATGGTTCTTTTCTCAAGGTTTCTAAATTATTAAGGTCAGCTGTTCGTAGTGTTTTGTTCCTAACTCTTCGCATAGCTAAGCTACGTTTGTCGCTTAATTTTGCCTGCACACTCCACCTTCTGTACTCAACAGGATTCCAGGCCGAATGAAATACAAAACCAGTAATTACAGGAGATGATGATGAATCATTAGTAGACATTACAATCTTAAATCTAATACGTTTAAAGTTAAGTTGTATGCTTGATGTTAAAGTTGTGCTGCTTGATGTGCATTCACCACTGCTACCAAATAATGTCCAACCTGTAGTGTCATCATCTGTAGCATCGTCAGTCTTGTAATAAACTGTAGCTTTTTTATTAGAGTCTAAATTTCTACCTGTAACTGTGATTTTAATAGCTGACTTATCTACGTCAGGGAAATTAAAGTTTACATATGAAGTGTAAAAGTTACCTGTTAACTTATGTTCTGACAAAGAGTTAAGCGCAGGGTTTTCGTTTCTAATAGGCATTCTAAGCCTGTAAGCTTTTACAACAGTGTCGTTACTAATAGCAGCTAAATCATCTTCTACTTTGTTTCCCATGACAAACATGCTAGTTCTTACGGCTTCATTTCCTTTGAATTTACCCATAGCTGTTATCTCAGACACACTAAAGCTAGTCATTGTGTGAGCTACTTGCTCGGGACTATCTGATGGCGACTCACGTTGTGTTCGTACACCAATAAGTTTTACAGCTTGTGATTTACCTGAACCTGCAAACTGAAAAGGAAATGTGTACGGAAACCCTGTGTCGCCTTCTAAATCATCAGCTAATGCAACAAACAGATTGTTTCTGTCTTGTGCTACGGCTGACACTCTACCACCAAACCCTCTAATACCTGCTGCTTTAAATAAATAAGATAAATCTGTCCAGCTTTTAGCACCATCAAAAAAACCATCGCCTATTTGCCAGAATGATTGATCACCGCCTGATGCAAACAGTTGTCCTGCTCTACCAGTTGATGCTTTAAAGTTATTGCTGTCCGGAAAAAAGTTAGCTTCAGGTTGCAAATCTCTAAATTTTTGAGTAGCTCTGTCGTAAGAAAACAATCCGTCTTCTCTACCTACATACAATATGTCATTAGCTGACACTAAAGATGTAATAGACCTGTCGCTATCACCAACAGATATTTCTGTACCCCAGTTAGCTGTATCGCTTGGATCAGTTGATATAGATACGTTGTTAGCTCTATTCTTAAACAAAGCGTAATTACCACTAGCATTTCTTGCTCTTTCAAAGAACTCAGCAAATCTTCCGTTACCAGTGTTAGTTGATGGTGCAGCCCAAGTAGAGCCGTCTGTGCTTCTTAAATATACTTGATTAGTCCCAAAACCTGCATATAATGCACCATTAAAACTAATCATGTCAGTAACATTGTAAGTTGAATCTGCGTAAACAGCGTTAAAAACTTCATTGCTGTCGTCCCATTTATATATAACTCTACCGCAAGCTGCATAAACATTTCCGTTAAATTCTTGTGGAGTTGTCCAATCAACACCACCAGTAGGACTAACACTTATATCATCTATGTAAAATACGTCTTCGTCTGTGCTAGCTGTTAAAGTAAATGTAAGGCTAGTTGCTCCTGAATCTATAGTTCTTGTAGCATAAACAACTTCCCAGTCACTGCCTGCTGCTGATGTAGATGCAGTTCCAGTTGTTGTTCCAGCACTATCAGTAATCTTAGCCGTAATAGTACCTGAACCACTTTCACGCCTAACAAAAGCAACAAATGTTACTTCTCTGCTTCTAAGGACGCTTACAGTTCCACCATAAGCTTGGCTAACTGTGCCACTGTTTGCTGTAACTGTAGCTTTTAAACTATAACTGCCACTACGCACCGTAGTCGTTTCTACAGCTGTTGTTACATTGCTAGCAGTCCATTCAGATACACCACCGTTTTCAAAAGCACCATTTCTTAAAAGAACATTAACTTCATCTTCTTGGTAACCTAACACTAATTCGCCTTTAAACATGCCTAATACTCCCTCAGAGTACGCATAACGGCTTAAGGCAGCATTAGCACTACTTGCGTCATCAAAACGTTCTAATAACGCTTGTCCAAAGCCTCTGTGAAAAGAATCCTGGTCTAACACAAGACCTAAGTCAGGTGATTGTTGTTGATAGTTTGCAGCATCTGTAGCTTGATTAGGTGGTGCAGGGGAGATGTGTTCTACTGCATATCCACCGCTTTCAGTCCCTCGGTCCAAAGTTAATTGTACTTCATTTGATGAGCCGTCTGTTTTTGTTAGCTTTACATCGTAGTTAGGCATTACACAACTCCATAGCTACTGATGTTGCCAGCAGGTAACAAATTCTTTTTCAAAGAAGGTGCTACCATTTCACCCCTGCCATTCTGTGTTTTGTTTCTATAATGTGTAATTTGTCTTAATATTGCGTTTTGATCTTCTGCTGATGTTTGATCTAACTCACCTTCAAAGAATGTAAGTGCTGCATAATCTAGCAAAAGGTTAACACGATGTGGCTCAAGGGTGATTGTATCTGCACCAGCTGTTAATGTTTCTAATGCTCCACAACCAACAATATGTAAGTTGTAATGAGATGGTGGTGCAGTTAAAAACGCAAGATAATCTCCTTCTTCTGTCCAATCAAATACAACTGACTCAAACCCTTTAGGTATTTCACTAGGGCCAGAAGTTAGGATAGCTTCGTCTGCATAAACAGTGTAAATCGACCCGTTGCTTGCGAAACTTAGGCCCACTTTTATTGTGCTTCCAACGTTTGAAGATGTAGTAGATACTGTCAATCGCTGCCAACCACCTCCAGAATGGGCTGTACCTGTTACTACACTGTCTGAATCTATTTGCACCATTGGTGATACAAGGTCTGCGTATTTCGAATATACCCATATTGAAAAGTTTAACTCCTCTGATTCATAGTTTGTAGGATCAGTTACTGATAAAGTAAATGTTCCAGTGCTACTTGCAGCACAAGTTAGCTTAGCAGACCTTTGACCCCTGTAAACCATAAAGTTATTAGGAGATGTAGTGTCTGCCTCTACTGCTGCTGTTATATTAGCTGAATCTGTCCAGTTTGTTAATGCACTAGAACTGGCTTCCATGTCGCAATTTTGATCATTAATAATATTTTCTGCAAATGTTTTACTTTCTATTTTAGGCACAATGTATACCTGGCGTATGTAACCAGGCTCTATTGAGCTAGGCCTTTCGTACCTAGCTTGACCAGGAGCAACTGTGTGCGTTCTGTCATCAATTCTTTTATACAAAGCTGGAAACGATTGATTAGCTGCATCATTTACAGCATCTCTTAGCTGATCAGGATCATACCTATATATTTCAAAAGTAGCTTGTGTGCTGCTATCTGATGTTAAAGCAGTACCAGTAACAGTAATTGTGCCACTACTAGCAGTATAATCTGAAATAAGCCTTACATCGTTTAAGTTATTACCACTTGTAATTTTAATAAAAGAGTCATTTAATACATCATCATCTGTAAAACCTAAGTCTGTAAGCTCTGTAGATACTACCGATGTGTTTGCTGCAATAGCAGTTGTAGTGGTAAATGAACCTATGTATGCACCAACCCTTCTTCCGAATTTAGGTAATATTGCTGATAGTGTAGTTGTAGTAGCCATTAAACTGGAACCTCCGTAGCTTTTCCTGTTTGAGCATCAACTCTAATTCTAAGAGGTCTTACAAATCCACTCTTTTCTGTTTTCATAAAAAGTATGTCAGTTGCAATAATTTCGCCTGTAGCAGGGTCAGTAATTTGAAAAGTATTAAGCACAGGCATTCTGCCAGCCATTTTCTGCATGGCCATTTGCTTCCTGTGTTCTTCTACCGTAGAACCAGATGTAGTTTCTCTTTGTTTTCTTACAGCTTCATAAGCTTTCTCACCAGCTTTAGTGTCGTCAGAATGTTTAGTAGCTAGGTCACCTGCAATCTGGGCATGTGATTCTTTATCACCATACCCAATCTTGCCTTCAGGTATAACCATTTTTAGCCTTCTGCCATTCTTTTCAACAACATGTTCTGATACAGAAATCTCTGGTTCTTCTTTAAATATGTTATTTTTGTTGGCTTTAGTATATTTACCCATAGCCTATTACGTTCCTGATTTAATTGTCACGCAATGGTTTCCTGAGTTTTTTACACCATAAGCTACGTTTATAACTGCATCTGTGCTTGTTGCTTCAACCATTTTAATCATGTCTAAAGTATCTCTACCTTCTATTTCCATAATTTCTGTAGCAGCAACCAACACACCTACAGCAGTAGCTGGGTCAGTTCCATCTATTCTAAATCTTATACTAGCCGTTTCAACCTTTATGGTTGCAAAGTTAACGTCAGAAGGGACTGTTAAAGACCTAACTGTAGCGTCAACTGTTAATTTTTGATGTCCAAATGCCATCTTATCTCCTTTATGATAAGGCGAGGGGATTCTAACTAAATAGTCCTATTGTTATGTTAAGACCTCGCCTTATCAGTTATTCAGTTTTTACGCATCAGATGCGGCTACGCCGATCCAACCATTATCAACTCCTGTCCATGTAAGGATAGCAGTTTCATTTTGTGTTGGAGTACAGATAGTACCAGTAGTTGATGAACCGTTCCATCCTCTAATAGTAATAACTTCTGATCCATCAGCAGTATTGCTGATAATAAAGCTTCCGCCTTGTAGGTCTGCATATCTTGCAGTGCCACCAGTTCCAGTTCCTTCAGAGTTAATGTCTGTAGTAGCTGTTCTTAGATCTGGAAGGTCACAGTTTCTACCAGAACCTCCTGGGTCTAAGAATTGGTATTTTGCGCTAGTGGCAGTTAAAGTTTTTGCGCCTGACAAAGTTTCAGCATTTGATGAATCGTACTTAGTACCTTGACTCATAATAATTCTCCTTTAATTTTTTCAGGTTTTGGTTTCTCCGTTTCCATCTTGGGGAGCTGCTCTTTCTTTTGCGATCTCTGAGATGCTTCTACCTTTGCAGGGAGCTTCATCAGTCCGCCCTTCTCAAGATACCCAACGATGCTTTCTGGAAACATCCTGGCTTTGGTTTTATCTAACCTAACTGTTTTCCCATCAAGAGATTTAGCAGGTAAATATATGTAAGCCATAGTAGGATCATCAGTCCATTCAGGTTCAGGAAGTTCCTCAAGGTTGTTGTCTTTAAGATATTTCTCAAGGACTATACCCCAGTTATTCTCAAACTTTAATGATTGTACGATGGTTTCCCATCTGCCTAATAAAGTAGTCATTTCTTTCTACCTCTCCTACCACGTCTTCGTTTCCCAGCTTTAACCTGACTCTGGGGAGCAACCCCCTCGGCCATGCTGGAAGACGGAGAACCAATAATTTCTTTTTCAGTTTTGACGAATGATGGTATCCATTCGCCAGTGAAGACTATATTTTTACCCTGCAACTTAGATTGCCTTCTTACTTTCTTCAAATAGTGGTCAACCATTTCAAGTTTTACCCTAAAAGGATCTCCGCTAATTGAGTCATAGATAGTTGTATACAAGTGTTCATCATTGTTATCAATAATTTTACTGTAATAATCTTGTTGCTGAGTTGCCATCTAATCTCCTAAATTGCGTCTGCTGCTCCAAGCATTTCCACGCCCCAAGGGTCAGCAATTTCTGCTTCTCCCCATTCACCAACCATTACCATTTCAGTACCTCTAAGTGAAGCATCTCTTTCTTCTTCAGCTTCCATTTCGTGAGCCATAGCTAATGCGATTGCCTGTGGTACAAATACTGCACCTTTAACATCACCAGAGCCATCTCTACCTAATACACCTGATTGGTATATTGGAATGCCAAAGATTTTTTCGTTACCTCTGAAGTAGTTTTGTACCACTTCTGCTGTAATACCTTCTGGAATTGGTTGAGCTGCCATACCAGTAGAACCACCACCTTGGATGCCAGTTGCTTCTTGTACGAATGCTCTTATTTGTTCTGGGTGGAATACACCGTTAGGTGTTCCTGGCGCCATACCATATGACGAGTTGTTATCTGTTTTTAAGTAAGATACAGCTCCTGCAACGTGGTAGTAAGTAAGGTAACTACCAGCTGAACCAATTGAGTTTGAGAACCCATCGAATAAGCTGATAAGGTCGTCTTCAAGTAATCTACCTAAAGCTCCACCTTGTACTTCACCAACGTGAGAAAGTATATCTTCGTTGTTTTGCCTAGACAGTCTGTCAGAAACAAAAGTCATGATACCGTGTTCAGAAGCAGTAATGCTTGTCACAGTAACAGACAATTGTTGAGGAGCAGTAATGTCCACACCCTCAGTTAATGCTGCTGCATCGTTTCTACCCCAGATAGGAATATTAACTTGCTTTGCACCTTGAGGGATATCATATCTAGAAACCAACTGGTTTGTAGGACCAGCTGGCTCAATGTTTGAAATAGCCGAAGCTATAACAATGTTTGACATGTCAGATAGACTAGAACTAGACGATAATGTCAATCCTGTTGCCATTGTATTTTATCCTTTTTAAAGTTGTTTTTTTAAGTTTCTGTATTGTGTAGAATCTATCTGCCCGTTAGCAAAAGCTTTAGAAAGGTCACCTAAACTATTGTAGGCACGCTTCGGTTGAGTCGGCGCACCCTGTGTAGTAGGTGGAACCTTCTGTGTAGCAGGCTCAGACACTACAGTTTTAGTTGTTCCAGCAATCTTTTTAAGGTTTTGGTTAGCTAGTTTTACAGACTGAGAAAAACTCATATTCTGATTCCAACCTTCCCATACACGACTGTCACTTCTGACGTCTAAGTTTGTTAAACCTAATGTAGACGCTGTATCTCTTACAACAGAATCTAAGTCTTCAAGATTTTCAGGAGTTAAGCTTGAGCCTTGGCTCTGAGGGTTATCCATGTTTTCGATTAACCGATCAAGTTTTTCTTCTTTTGCTTTCTTTTCTCTCTCTGCAATCTTTTGGTTCAATACATCTTTTTGATCTTCATCCAATATAGATGAGAAATCATTCATGAATTCTTGTATTTGAGCCTTAGCTCCATCCTGAATTTCCTGAACCTTTTGATTTGTGTACTGCTGAGCTCGTCCTTGTGCATTATCAAATGCAGTCTTACGTTCTTCCAGCACTCTATCTAAATCCTGCTGTGTTAAGTAATTAGGTTGTTCAGCCTGATCTGCCGTAGCTTCTACGTTCTTTGCCGCTTCTGCAACTGGATCAACCTTTTCCTCTACTGCTGTTTCTTCAACAGCTTCTTCAGAAACCGTAGTTTCTTCAGTTTGTTCAATATTATCTTTTTCTGTGGTCATAGCCGTAGCCTCCCAATGATTATCTAATTTTGATTATAATACCCAATTTATTGTCCTGCAACCCTCCATTTAGGAACATACTCTTCAAAAGGGAATCTAGACTTCAATTCATCTTCTCTTCCAAAGTTAGCAGGATTAGCTAAAGATTCAGCAAAACCCCACCTGTAAAGAAAAGCATCTAGCTCTGGATTAAACCTTCTAAGCTCTAATCTAAGTCTTTCCCATTCTTTCAAAGCCTGTTTAAAACCTTGGTTGTTTTCTTCAATTAATTGTCTTTTTCTATCGTCATATTTAGATAAATACCATTCACGGTATATATCATCAAACTGACCTTGGTATCTTGTTTGGAATATTTCTTTCCTAGTATCTTCCCAATACTGAGGAAAGTATTCATCTCTTCTTCTGTAAAATTCTTGGTTAAATCCTGTTGAATCCCATCTTCCTCCATAAAGCTTGTCTTTGGCGTATGATTCATATTCAGAGCTACCCCATCTTTGCCTCCATCCTTCTAGCTCTGTTTCTCTGCCTTCAAAGTCAAACATGTAACCTAAGTCCCATTTGTCATCAAACATTATTTCAGCGTATTCGTCAGCAGCAAAATCTTCTACTCTTTCAAAGTCCCCTAAATTGCCTTTTATTGCCATTAGGTATGCTTCAACATCTGGATACTTTTCTGATATATTTTGAACATCATATCTGTATTGAGTTCTAGCTTTTTGTTCTCGTAATATATATTGCTCTAAACTAATTTCGTAACCTCTAAGAGAAGATTCAGCAGCTTGCACAGCATGGTTGTATAAAGCTCTTGCATCATCAACTTCATTAGCTTTAAGTTCAAAGTTTCTATCTAAACTAGAACCTCCAACAATTCTTCTCTTTTCAAATATTTCTGATTCAAGCTCTCTTAATCTTTGAACATTAGGGTCAGCTTCTACATCATTAGATTCAGTTATTAATCTTTTCTGAACATCATTTAAACTTCTCCAATTAGTTTTGTAGTATTGCTGAGCTAACATATCTCTAACTTCTTTTCTTTTTTCATAGTCACTAATTGGGTTGGTTCTTAGTCCTATAAACTCAGTACCACCACCTAGCACTCCGTTCTCAAACAAAGAGTCTAACCAGAATGGAGTAGCACTTGATCCTAATTCCTGGAACCAGTCACCTCTAAATGGTTTTAATTCTTCTCCTAAAAAGTTAGCACCCATTCCTAAGTCCCACATACTAGAACCAGCTGGTGAGGTTCTTGATCGCAACCAGTATAATATCTGGTTATTTTGTAAATAGTCTTTAATGCCTGTTTCATCAAATCCAGCCCTGCCTCTGCCAGACCCTGTAAGCAATAAAGGAGAGTCAAGTATATCGCCTCTAAATGCAGGATCATTAGCTATTTTACCAACCAATCTTGCCATAGATGTCCAAGCTGAACCAAACCCAACATTTACGTTTCCAATTTGTGTTGTTAAAAACTTACCACTTGTTGGGTCAAGGTTTATGTGTTGGTTTATGTCCTCACCTCTTACCTTAGCATTTAATGCAGCAAACCCAAGATGAGTTGCTATTCCAGCTCCCATCATAGATTGTAATGCTCTCCTTGCTTCTTGGCCTTGTATGTCACCTTTTACAACAGAACCTATTAATCCTAATGTAGCTCTTGTATATGAAGGAGAAAAGAATATTACAGACCTTTCTATGTTAGATTGTCTAGCGCTTATTCCTGCTCGTCTGCTTGAAAATGCTCCTGTCATTCCGTTTATGTATTCAGCTAACTGAGTTAATTGCTGATCTATTACATCATCTCCAAGATTATTTGCAGCACCACTTCTTAGTATTTGTTGATAATGTGCATCCCATAATCCTTCTCTTATCATATCTCCGTATGCTTCAAAGCTGGCTTGAAACCCATCTAATACATCTGCGCCTTTGTCTATTGCAGCTCTTGATTGTTTAAATCCAGGAACAGAGTCTTTAGCTTGCAAGTTATTAACTCTACCTTCTGAAAGTAATTTATTAAACACAGTCCTGTTGTTTGCTGCCCTAAAGTAATCGTTACCAGCATTACTTATCAAGACTCCATAGTTTGCCATCAAAGCAAAGTTCTTTCTTTTTTTATTAATTAACTCGGCATGTAATCTTGGAGCATCACCATCTTTTACACCTCTCCATATCAACTGCCCCATTGTTTTAGTTCCATTAACCCAAGAACCTAAATACGCCTTTTTTAGTTTCATATCTGTTGTGCCAAGACCTCTTAAAAGAGTCGGTAATCCATGTAAAAATGCTGTACCTGCGTCAAAACCTGTTTGAACTAATCTAAAGTAGTCGTTTACAGTTGCTGTCTTTGAAGCTGCAATATCAAAAGGGTTTTCTTTATTTATGTTTAAAAACTTCTCAATATTACTAGCTGTTTTGTCATCAAAAAACAAGTTTCTTTTAGCCAAAGCTTTTACTTCGTTTTGTATTTGACCTCTTTGGTCTGTTACCATTCTAAGCTCTACAGCTTCTGGCCCATATAAACCTGAAAGTTTCCTCTGCGTTTTGTTTAGCTTTATATCTTTGCCACCCATCTTTGCTATTTTGTTTTTGTAGTAAAGAACATCTTTATCAAAATCTCGTTCTAATTCGTCTAAATAATCTTTAATTATTCGTTGAACATCTCCCTGAACTTTATCATCAGGGTTCTTTAACATTTCTTTTATTTTGTTGTATTCTTTGTTCCAGTTTTTAGCGTCTGAAGGAATAAGGTTTGCTTGGTTTTCTCTCAAAGCCCTGTCTAAGTCATCAACTATGTCATTGCCAAGATTCCCTCCAACACTAACAAAGTTTTGAATTTTTTGTATTTCATCAGCTTTTTTACGGAACTCTTTTACTTTGTCACCCCATTGTTGAAGTCTTGTTACATCAAATTTAGCTGCTGTTAATTGTTGATGAGAAATGTTTTCTAATCTTCTTACTACTTGTTCATCTGCAATTTCTTTATAAACAGAATTTAAAAATTCTTCTGCCATTTGAGCTGGGTCTTGGTTGTACACTAAACTTCTTTCATCTATACCATCTATTACGCTGTCAAAAAACCTATTTCTGCTAATTGTTGTTGGTTTAAGTGCACCATTAGAAAGCCTTGACCAGTCTTGCCTATCAATTAAATCTTGATACTCAGCTAAGTTTTCAACGATGTGATGGACATAATTTCCTGTAGTGTTTACAAATAAGTTATTAGGGGGTATTCCTTTTCTTGATAATAAATGAGCTCCTTCATCAAACAAAGTGTAGTAATTTTTAAGATAGTTAACCATGTCAGGTGGCAAATTAAAATACTGTTCGTACAACCTAATTGGTTTACCAAAAGGCCCGTTGTAATCTACTACGTATCCAGCCATATCTAAAAAGTCAGCAACGTTCATTGTAATGTTATCTGCATCTTTTGGAAGATCAGGGTATTTTTTTGCAAACAGATTTAAAACATCATTAGGTATAGCATTCATAGCTTTTAGGTTAGCCCATTTAAATTTATCTTTATCTATACCATCAGCTAAAAAGTTATCTCCAAAGTGATGAATTTGTTTTACACCATCATCGTTTGCCCAAGAAAACGCATCTGCCTTTTTACCAGGATTGTGCAATACACTGTCTATGTTTTCGTAAGCAGCATCCAAATCTCTTTTTATGTTTCTTGCTATAGCATTAAGAGCAGATCCGCTGTCTTCAGTTACATCAATAACACTATCAAGACCTTTGAGTCTTCTTTTTGATGGCGTAGTTATTATTAATTTATTGTTACCTATACCTCTCCTTAAAGCGTTTATCATGCTCATTGCTGATGTATAACTTTGAATTGGAGCTCTTGCTTTTCCACCAATAGATACTGCTCCAGGATTAACTCCTCTTTGTGGAGGAAAGATTTGATCTCTGATTTGATCTAGGTTGGCAAACTGATCTATATCCACTTCCTCTATATTTTTAACTAATTTTCTTGCATCACCATAAGCATCAATAAGTTCTTGTGCTTGTTGAGGACTAAAACCGCCTTCTACTAAGCCTTCACGCTGAACCATAGTATTTGCCCAATTCATAAAAGCTTGTTTATCAACAATGCTTTCTTCTCGTGGATTAAAACCTATTCTTATGCCCTCTTCTATTTGATCCATACCGCCTAGGAAAAATTCTTCTGCTGCTTGTGCTGCTTTAGGATTTCTAAAATGTTGCCATTCGTGTTCTAATACAAAATTTTCATAATCTTCATAAGTAGGAAAAAGTTCTTTACTTGGTCTTACTCTTTCCCATATTCTGTCACCTTCCTGTAAAGGAGCATCAAATTGTCCAGGAGCAGGTTGTCTTTTAGCTCCTGTTACAGGATCTATTGGTGACACTACAATTCCATCTGGTGCTCCTGCTGCTGTTTCTCTTAAACCTTTATTGTAATCTCTTCTTATTGCTTCTCTGTTTATTGTAATTTTATAAGGAACGTTTTGTTTTGCGCTTAAAGGAGCTGACCCTTCTACATATTTACCAGTATTCCTTTCTGCCGCAGTAATAATAATTTTTTCTGCTTTATCAGGCCTTACTGTTATTGGTGCTTGTTCTCGGTAACTTGCCATAGAGCCTTTGTCTAAACGAGCTAACCTAGGGTTATCAACCACTGGTATACCTTTATATAATTTTTGTTTAGAAGGAGTTTTAGCAAAGTCTGCAAATCTAGCTCCATTGTCAGTTAACTTTGTAACATCATAGTTTTTAACAGCATCAAATAAATTTTGTTGCAAAAAAGGATCTTGATCATATCTATCAAAAACATTTTCTACTAGCTCAGCATATACTTGATTAACGTTTGCTTTGTTTTTGTTAATTGAATCAATTGCTTCATTAAATTCTCTAGGCCTTCTGCCTACTGCTTTTCCTCTAGCTTTTTTTAATTCGGCAAACGCTTCTTCAGATTTTCTTAATTGTTCTGCTGCTGTTTCTAGTCTTGATAAATCTTTTTTTACAAATTGTTTTAAAGTTTTTGGATATCTTGGATCAGTTTCTTTTCCACCTACACTTCTAGCGTATGCTTGAGCACGTTTAATTTGTTCATTAGATGGCGCAAAATCAATTGCATAAGTATCTACATAGAAAGCATCACCATCATTGTATTTAATATAATGCCCTTTGCCTGGCTGTAAAGCAGTTTCTACAGTTGAATCTATCCTGCTAGTTGCTTCCCAAGCACTCATGTTATCTGCGCTAGCATTTAGTTTTGCAGTTAATGCTTCTATTCCTTCATCTGTAAGCCCTGATTGTTCTCCTATTTCTTGCGCAGTCTTTTTTATACTGCCTCTAGTGCTAGCACCTAATCTTCCCATTGCACGAAAACCACCATTTACTTCACCTATAGACCATTCGCCAGTAAGTTCGTCTAAGAAAAAAGCAATTTCTCCTTCAAGAATTCTTTTATCTTCGTAAGCAAAATAAGACTCCATGGCTTTGTTTCTTTTTGCAATTACTTTTTCTTTTCTTATAGGAACTGTTAAAGCTGTGTATTTTTCTAAAACATCAAGACCATCTTTTTTAACAGTCCTTTCTACATCTCCTATTGTCATGCCATTTTTTTTAGCTATATCTTCAAAAGATTGGCCAGGTGCTCTAAGTTTTGCTATAGCTCTAGTAACCCAACCTGCTCCACCTATTGCATCTGCATGAAATGCTAATTCAGCTCTGCCTTCTAGTGTTGCACCGAGAGTATATGCAGGATTCCACAGCTTGTGTATGTTTTTAACACCCATTAAGAAATGTCTGCCAGGATTTAATTTACTTAATCTTTTTGCTTCATCGCTATTGGCATATCTTAAGAAATCACCAATTAGTCCTTCTCTATTGACACCTGCTCTTTCTATAGCACTGTCATAATTTGAAGGATCCATTACTTGAGTGTTAACTTTTGTGTCTAACCTAACATTGTCAAGGTCTATTACTCTTCCATTCTTAACTCTAAGCCTTACATCACCACCTGTTCTAATTTGAGTTTGTTGATGTTTTGACAAAGTGTTCCAAGTACCCTTGGCTTTTAAAGACTTTATAAAATCTCTGGTATTTTCTTTAACTAGGTCTAAGTTTCTAAGTTGTGCGTCAAATCCTTGTCCTTTTTCTAAAAGCCTTTGACCTTCTTTTCTTATACCCTTAACACCAGGGAGAAGGCTAGTTACTGTAGACACTCCTTTTCCTATAGGTCTAAATATTGCTCCTACAGGTATTGCCATAGTTGCTAGACCAACAGGGTCAACCAGCATTTCTACTGCACCCTTAACACCTACGTTAAAGCCAAAGCCATCTTCTCCTTTATCAGGGTCTGCTCCAAATCTTTTTGTTGCAAACTGTGATTGCCTCCACGCTTCACCTGGACTCATACCCTTATTCATATTTCTTTTAACTTGCTGACTAAATGGGGATGCAACTACACCAGCTGTAAACTCAGTAGCTTTTTGCCAGCCTTCAAGACCTTTCATTAATCCTTGACCAATATAACTAAAAGGGTTTAGGTTAATTCCATCATCATTAGGTAACTCTACTCCAGGTTGCATCTGTAAGGGTTCACTTACGTTACGTCCTTTGTCATGCAAACCAAACCCATGAGAAGCGCTTAATAAACCTCTGTATGTTTTATTTTGAGAATCTTGCCTTGCTTGTATTTCTTGTCTTAAAGCTTGTGTTTCAGGGTTGTCAAAAAATTGACCTGTACGTTTAGATTGTTCTAATAGAGCTTGAAGCCTTCTTATTTTTTCATCTTCTTTTTCTTTTTCTCGTGTTCTATTTTGAAAAGCTGTAGAGCTTTCCCATGGTGATCTATCTCCGAATGGTGTTCTTGGCATTAATCACCTCACGAAATCATTGCTGATAATTGTCCAAATGGTCCTGTTTCCTGAAACGCTTGTGGAGTTACATCTTGTGCCATTCTAATAAACGTTTGCGGATCAATTCCTAATGCAGATAATGCGCCCTGCAAGTATTCAATCCTGCTTGGAGTCATTTCTGTTAATTGCCCCATAGTTGGAACAGTTTCAAACGGAAGTTCTCCGGAGATTATAGTTACGAAAGCACCAAGTGCTTGTGGGTTAGTAAGCAAAGCCATCAAAGAATTCATTTCTTGCGATCTACTTTCAGCTGAAATCTCAGCTAATCTTTGCTCTGGAGTTAATCCACCAGCAGCTAATAAAGCTTGTAAGCTTCTATCTTCATCTTGAGTTAAGCCTCCACGACCTATTTCTATTTGAGCAGCTTTAAATTCTTCTGGGGTTTCATATCCACCCTGAAACTGCATTTGTGCTAATTGTCTTTGGAATTCTAGTTGCTCTGGCTGTGCATCAAGCTCAGCTTGATACTTATCTTTTTCAAACTGTAACTGTGCGTCTTGAAAGTCTTTAGTAGCTTTAGTATTTATTTCAGCAATATACTGCTCCATATTCTTTACTACACCTTCGGGGTTAACTGCCAAAGCTTCTTCACTAATATCTATTGCCTGAGATAATTCTTTTGC